ACCTCGTAAATTCAAACTTACAAATTCAAGAACATATGTCTGATGCAGGAGGCCGTAAATTTGGTTTTATTGCTCAAGACATGCAATCTGTTATACCAGAAGCAACCATAGAACATGAAATGCAACCCAAAGAAAATGGTTGGTGTGATGCTTTTGGTATTGATTATGGATCAATTACAGCAGTATTACTTGAAGCCGTCAAAGAACAACAATCAATCATTGAGAGTTTAAAGGCTCGTATTGAAATATTAGAGAACAATCAATAAAATAAATGGCAACCAATAACTCAAACTTCATTATCAAGAATGGCCTCACAGTAGGCAACACCGCTGTCATTGCAGCTAATGGAGCTTGGGTTGGTGCATCTTCAGGACTAGTGGGTGCTACAGGTGTCACAGGTCCAACTGGTCCTACCGGCCCAACAGGTTCAACAGGACCAACTGGTGCCACAGGTGTGGCTGGACCAACAGGTCCAACAGGTCTTACAGGCCCAACAGGACCAGTAGGACCAACAGGACCAACAGGCCCAACTGGTGCTACAGGTTTACTTGGGCCAACAGGTCCTACCGGACCAACAGGACCTACAGGCCCAGCCGGACCAAGTGGCCCAACTGGTGCCACAGGATTAATTGGTTCATCCGGAGCAACAGGTCCAGCAGGAGCTACAGGTACCACAGTAACGAATAACGGAATCATTGTGCAAGGTGCTACGATATCATCGAATGTAACTATTCTATCAGGCAACAATGCGTTCTCAGTCGGACCAATCACACAAGCAAATAATGTTGTGGTGACATTGGGTGATAATTCTCGTTGGATAGTAATTTAAGGAACAAAGAATGACGATTATCTTTAATGGTACAACAGGACTTACTGGACCAAATAATAATGATGGTGTTATCAATGGTGTAACTGTTGGTAAAGGTGGTGGTAATGTATCTACGAATTCTATTTTAGGTGATGGTGCATTAAATTCAAACATCAACGGAAGTAATAATACAGCATTAGGTTATCAAGCTGGGCTCAGTAATACGACTGGTACAAATAATACGAATATAGGAACTTATGCTGGTTATAGTGCAACAACAGCTTCTGATAATACTTTTGTAGGTTATGCTGCTGGTCCAAATGTTGGAACCGGAACAGGAGGTTCAAATACTGGAGTTGGAAAAGATACTTCTAGAGCTATTACAACAGGACTATATAATTCTGCACTTGGAAAAGAATCGTTATTCTCAAATACCACCGGTAGTTATAACATAGCAATAGGTTATCAAGCTGGTTATCTTGGAACAACAAGAGGTGATTGCACTTTTGTTGGTGCTTTGTCTGGATTTAACACCACTGGTGTTAGCAATGTGTTTGTTGGTTATGGTGCTGGTTATAACGCTACATCAGGTACATATAATACTTTTGTAGGTATTGGAGCTGGTGAAAATATGACCACTGGCTCTAAGAATACAATTCTTGGTAAATATAACGGCAACCAAGGCAGTCTGGACATCCGTACAGCAAGTAACAACATTGTGCTATCTGATGGTGATGGAAATCCACGGTGGTATTATCTCAACTCAACCAATACATGGACTACGAGTGGAAATATTTCATATGGTGTGGCCAATCAAATAGCCAATGTTACCTATAATGATAACAATGCAAATGAAGTTGCTGGTATACCTTATTATCCATGTCTAATTAAAATAACTATTGCTGGTTCAGGATATACATATCTTCAATGGTATCCAAATTCCGGAGCAGGAGTTGCTTGGACTGGATCATTATTAAATCCGGGTAATGCTTCTTGGGCATATGGAAGTGGTCCAAGTGTTTCATTTGCAACAGCAGGTGTTAATTCAACTTCGTTTACTTGTAATATTGTTGGTGGTAGTGGAGCTTTTAGAATTCAAAGAACATCAGGTTCTTCTGCTTACACAGTAGCTGTTTATCGTCAAGCTATTGAATAATTTATACGGAATAAAATATGATTACGTTTACAGAAAAAATAAGTAACATTGAAGTAACTCAAATTGATGAGCTTACCAATGTTATCAAAAAATGTAGGTACACCATATCTGGTGAATTAAATAACAAAACATTTACATCATTTAAAGAAGTTATTTTAAATGATCCAATTGCCAATGATTTTGTAGATTTTAATAGTCTTACAGAAGAACTTGTGCTTTCTTGGGTGCATGATAAAATTGGCCAAAGTGATGTTGAAGCTTTAAAAAAAGGCATTGAATCTTTATTTGAAAGTCCGGCACCAATATCCAAACAATTAACTCCCGCAACAGAACCTTGGAATGATTAAATTACAATCAGCTAAATAATAACTATGAGTATTATATCCGCAGGCACAAGCAATACAACCTCTCTCGTATACACAGGTGATACGACAGGTAACTTGGCGTTCCAAACTAATGGAACTACCGAGGCTATGCGAATTACTACTGGTGGTAATGTAGGGATTGGAACAAATAATCCTGTTGCAGGAACAGGTTTCACTGCTGATAGAAAATTATTACAAATTATTCCTTCAAGTGGAACAGCTAATGCTCAAGTGCATCTTGGTGGTGTATCAGGCACAATACTTGACCATGATGACAGTAACAATACAATTACTACTTTGCGTAATTTATATGGCGCTAGTAGTGCCAGTGCAGCTATGCAACTTCAATCTGGCTATATGACTTTTGGTACCGGAACTTCTTATACAGAACGGATGCGTATTGATTCTTCTGGTCGGGTAACACAGCCGTTTCAGCCATCTTTTCATGTGCGAGTAAACAATGGGGCTTACATAAGCACAAGTCCAGTACCATTTTCAAATGCAGTATTTAATGTTGGTAGTAATTTTAATACCAGCACATATAGGTTTACTGCGCCTGTTGCTGGTAAATACAATTTTCTTTTGCAGATGTATTTAAGGGTAAATACAAACCAATATGTTACTTTTTATTTAAGGGTAAATGATACAAGAAGGCTTTATGGTGAGTTTAATCAGCCTTCTCAACAAATGTATGCTGGTTTGACATTACCTGCAATTTTTGATTTAAGCGTTGGAGATTTTGTTGATGTAGAAGTAGTTACAAATGGATCAACATATTACGGCGGTAATCAAGAAACAAACTTTTTTGGATATTTACTAGGTTAATTTTTTTAAAGAGGAATAAAATGTCAAAAACTTATACAATTACTTTAAGTGATGCAGAAGATAAAGCTTTAGGCTTTGTGGCATATTCTCAACAAGATTGGATTGATAATGCAGTCCATGAGCGTTGCAGAATTGCTATTGATGAAATTGTTAATGCTGAAGTTCAGCGTAAGCTGGCTGCTGGTGAAACAATTTCTGGTAGCAAAGAAGATATCGTAAATGCTGCCGATATCAAATCTGCTGCTGAGCGTCAAGCAGAAGCCGAAGCTAACCAACCAGCATAAGAGTAAACAATGCCCAGCCTCATAAATGCTGATAATGGTGTAGTATCCGGTTCAGTAGGATTAAAATATTCTACTGATAATACCGGAACTTTGGCTCTGCAAACCAATGGTAATACTGCCATGACGGTGGATAGCAGTCAAAATATAATGATTGCTAGAACAAGTCCAGCTTGGGCCAATACTAGATTTTCAGTAGACCAACAGACCAATCCTGCAGGACTTTTATCTTGGTATAATGGATATCCTGAAGCGTATGCTACAGGCAATTCACCTTCTGCAAAATTTCCTTATGCTCCTTCAGGTACACAAGAAGTAAAAAATGCTAATTCTTCTGCATCAACAGTTGCTGGTTATTTAACCGACTTTATTGCCTATAACGGAAGCACCGCAACAACCGCTTACATGGGAGTTTCAGCTGGTACTACTTACGCAGCTAATATGGTTTTTGGTCAACGAACTGGTGTTCAAAGTTGGCGAGAAACCATGCGTATAGATACTGATGGTCGTGTGACAATGCCTTTACAACCAGCTTTTCATGCAGTAGCTAATGGTACAGGGGCTTTAACAGGGACTATTGCTAGATTTCCAAACGCTTTAGTAAATATTAGTGGTAGTTATAACACTTCAACTATGCGTTTTACAGCACCGATAGCTGGAACATATTATTTTTATGCAGCAATTATGGCTGATACTGGTACAGGACGTATGACTTGGCAGTTTTTTAGAAATGGTTCTGGTATTGGTTATAACCAAGGCGGTGGTGATTCTACAAACTATGGAACTTGGCCTGGCGCAATGACTATTACTTTAGCAGCTGGAGATTATATACAAGTCAATGTAGGTTCAGGAACACCATATAACAGTAATCAAGAACAAAGTTTTGGTGGATATTTACTAGGTTAATAAATGGCAACTAATTGTAATTTCATAACGACAGTAAAAATAACTAATATCCTCACTACCTAAATACAGGATATCTTTAATGTTGAGGACAACATGGCAACAGTTACCAATCGAGACCAATTTACAGACTACTGCCTACGAAAACTTGGCTTTCCAGTTATTGAAATTAACGTGGATCCAGACCAAGTATCTGATAGGATTGATGATGCATTACAGTATTTTCAAGACTACCATTTTGATGGTTTACAGAAAACATATTACATTCACGAAATCACACAAGAAGATGTCGATAATAGGTATCTCGATTTAAGTAATGTGAGAGATAATGCCAATGCTGCAACACAAGTTGTGGGAGTTACTCGTATATTCCCACTTCAAGATTCACAATCAAGCATCAATATGTTTGACTTGCGGTATCAATTAAGACTGAATGAGTTGTATGACTTCACTTCAGCATCCTATATCAACTATACCATGACCATGCAGCATCTTAGGATGCTTGAACAATTATTTACTGGTGAAGTTCCAATTCGATATCAGCGGCACACAGAAAAATTATTTGCTGATTGGGCATGGGGTGACCAAGAAGCTCCAGTTGGCCAACCAGTTATTGTTGATTGTTACACCATTATTAATCCGAATGTATATAATCGGGTTTGGGATGACCGTTGGTTGAAACGATATGCTACTGCTTTGATTAAACGCCAATGGGGTGAGAATCTTAAAAAGTTTGGTGGTATACAATTACCAGGTGGTGTCGTATTGAATGGTGATAAAATCTTCGAAGAAGCCATGCAAGAAATTGATGACTTAGAAAAAGATATGGAAAATAATTATGGCGGCGTTTTAGAATTTATGATGAACTAAGCAAACGGTACAATGGCTACTTCACAATACTTTAATAACTATAATTCTCGATTTCAAGAACAGAGGCTTGTGGAAGACCTTATCGTTGAATCCATAAAAATTCAAGGATTTGATGGAATGTATCTTCCTAATGATAATGATACAGCTCGTGATTTATTGTTTGGTGAAGATCCAGTTAAAAAGTTTCAATCGGCATTTCCTGTTGAGATGTATCTTTCAGAGGCACTCAACTATACCGGTGAAAAAGAATTCTTTTCAAAGTTTGGTCTTGAGATTAAAAACCACACTAAGGTACTTTTAACCAAGAGAACATTTTCTCAAAGAGTACCACAAAATACCTTTCAAAGGCCACGAGAAGGTGATTTAATTTGGATTCCATTTTTAAATGGCACCGGTGAATTATATGAGATTACATTTACCGACCAAGATAAAGACTTCTATATGCTTGGTCGACCAGCACCATATTTCTATGAATTACATTTAGAGAAGTTCAAGTTCTCCAGTGAACTCATTGCTACTGGTGTTAGAGATATTGATGATTCTGCCACTCAGGCAACATACACTATTGAGCTCAATCTTGGTGCTGGCACAGGTGACTATCAATACGGTGAAATTGTATATCAATCAACTGCCAATACACAGGCCAATGCAACTGCCGTGGCTATTGTGCAATCATGGGTTCGTGGTGCCAATACTTCTACAGCCAATACATTATCAGTTTCTAATATTGCCGGTGAATTCATTGAAGGTGGCTCACTTAAAATTGTTGGTGCCACAAGTAATGCACAGTATAGACTATCTTCATATGACTCATTAAGTGACAATGTAGAAGATGATACCTATGATAATTATATCATTGAACAAAATGCAAATTCAATTGTGAATTTTGCTGAAACAAATCCTTTTGGTAGTATTTAATGGCTAATATATTTTATAACCGTGCGTTAAGAAAATATGTGGTAGGTTTTGGTAACCTATTCAACGATATTACTTTAGTGCGGTATAATCCAGATTACTCTGAAGCACAGCGTATGATTGTGCCAATTGTGTATGCACCAAAAGAAACTTATGTTTCTCGTTTAGAAACTGATCCACATTTAGATAAGAAAACACAGATTACATTACCAAGAATGTCGTTTGAGTTACTTGGTTTTAATTATGATACCTCTAGAAAATTAAACACCAATGTTAAACAGTTTGCACAAACATCTACAGGATTAATTTCACAATACAATCCAGTACCATATAATTTTGATTTTAATTTGTATCTGTATGTAAGAAACATTGAAGATGGTACACAAATTATTGAACATATTCTTTCATACTTTACACCAGACTATACAATGAAACTTAATATGATACCTGAAATGGGTATCGTTAAAGAAGTTCCTGTTGTATTAAATTCAACATCACAAGATATTGACTATGAAGGTAATTTTGAGCGTGATACTCGTGTTATTATTTGGACATTAACCTTTACAGTTAAGGGTTACATTTATGGTAAAATATCCGATTCAGGCGGACCAATTACACATTCAATTACATCCATCTATAACCAAATCACCGAAGATGATGTAATACAATTCACAATGAATCTTAATTCTGGTGTAGGAACATATCAGATTGGTGAAACAGTATATCAAGGTTTCTCTGCACCGTTGGCTATTGCAACAGGTAAAGTTGTTTCGTTTAATAATAACTTACTGCAATTAAAAAATATTAATGGCAACTTTGTGTCGAGCGTGCCAATACAATCTACAAGCGGTAGCGGTAATTATGTCTTTACTTCATATAGTCCTGTAGAACAAAAATTGGTCCAAATAGATATAAGACCGAGCCCAGCAAACGCAAATATTTCTTTTGCAAATACATGGACTGCAAATACTATTATAACCGAATATCCTGAATAAAATATGAATGACTTGAATAAAACTTTATCTGATGTTTTTGATGTGATGCCAATTGAAGATTCTAAAAAAGAAAAACTTCCTACGGTATCGGTAAAATATAATGATCCTGATTTAAAACAGGACCTCACAGACGCCTATCAACAATCAAAAGAAAATCTACAAGGTATTATTGACCAAGGCCAAGAAGCCATGGAAGAAATACTTAATATTGCCAAAGCAGGTCAGCATCCAAGAGCATTTGAAGTCTATGGTACTCTATTGAAAAATATGGTAGATGCCAACAAAGAACTTCTGAACATACAAAAACAAATGCGTGATATGGATGAAGAAAAGAAAAAGAATTCTGGCACCAATATTGATAAGGCCATCTTTGTAGGTTCTACTGCTGAACTTAATAAACTTCTTAAAGGAAAAGAATGAAACTTTGGGTGAATGTTTGTTTTTATTATGTTGAAGAAAGATTAGAACGGTTCAAAGAAGTAATAAAAACATTATCCGATATACCAAACATCAAACTCATTATTAACAGCAATGTTAATTTTGATGATTCATTACCAATTCATGTTGCGGAGTTACACGATTCTTACTGGCATACTTGGGAACACAAAAAGTATATGCAGGAGTTTCTAGAATCAGACTATACACACTTTGCATACCTTGAAGGCAACATTGAGGTGCAGAAAAAGACATTTGATTATTGGGTAAGAACAAGAGAACTGTTTAAAAGAAACAATTTAAATTTTATACCAGCCGTACATCGAGTACAAAAGAGTGGTGATGATGTATATTCGTTAGATGCAACACACCATCAACGACACAGACCAACCATTGAAGTGGAAGGACAAAAATTCGTTTCTTTATCTGAACCATATCAAGGCATGTTTATTATGGATAAAGAATTGGTAGAAGAACATATTAACTCTGATTATTTTTCTTTTGGCCAAAAAGGTTCTTGGGGTATTCGTGAATCAGCCAATCTAGGCAATATGTTTGTAAATATTCCTGTAGGATTTGGTCATAGGTGTATGTTACCACTAAATAATTTCTCCGATACATGCGTGACACACTTTGGTACCGACTATCATGGTGACAAAAATTCACCTCATGCCAAAATAAAGATTGAACATCTATTTTCATGAACACTAAAGATTCGTACCGTGATAACCCCCTACTCAAAAAGGTAGGTGTTGACCATCAATATACCAAAGAACAGATTGAAGAATATGTAAAGTGTTCTAAAGATCCAGTATACTTTTGTAAAAGTTATATTAAGATTGTAAACGTAGACGAAGGTCTTATCAATTTTAATATGTGGGGTTTTCAAGAAGAAATGATTAATCTGTTTAAAGATAATCGTTTCGTTATTACCAAATGTCCTCGTCAGGTTGGTAAAACTACCACAACAGTTGGTTACCTTCTTTGGGCAACTATCTTTACCGATTCTCAAAACGTAGCCGTTCTGGCAAACAAAGGTTCTCTTGCAAGGGACATTTTAGCCAAATACCAACTGGCATACGAGAATTTACCACAATGGCTCCAACAAGGCGTGGTGACATGGAACAAGGGTAATGTAGAACTAGAGAACGGGTCTAAAGTAATCGCTGCCTCGACTTCCTCCTCTGCAATCCGAGGCGGTTCTTTTAACATTGTGTTTCTAGACGAATTCGCTTTCGTACCTAACAATATTGCCAATGAGTTCTTTAACTCAGTCTATCCTGTAATCTCCTCTGGTAAATCCTCAAAAATTATTATTGTTTCTACACCAAATGGTATGAATCTATTCTATAAGTTATGGATGGACTCAATAGAAGGACGAAACAATTACAAAAATTTTGAGATTCATTGGTCTATGGTACCAGGCCGAGATGCGGCATGGAAAGAAGAAACAATTCGTAATACTTCCGAAAGGCAGTTTGCACAAGAGTTTGAAACGGAGTTCTTAGGTTCTTCTAATACTTTGATTTCTGGTTACAAACTACAACAATTGAGGTACATGAACCCAATTGCAGAACATGATAAGATGAAGATATACGAACATCCTATCAAAGAGGGTCAGAATGAGGCCAAATCAGACCATCTCTATTGTATTACAGTCGATGTATCCGAAGGTAAAAATCTGGATAGTTCCACATTCTCAGTCATTGATATATCTTCTACACCTTATAAACAGGTTGCAACTTATGCCAGTTCATCAATATCACCTATTTTGTTTCCAACGGTGATTGTGAATGCTGCTAGGGTTTACAATGATGCCTATATTTTGGTTGAAATCAATAACAATCCACAAGTGGCAGACTTTATTCATTCAGATTTAGAATATGAGAATCTATTGAAAGTCTTTACTGGCAATAAAAAACCACAACAGTTGTCTGCTGGTTTTGCCAGAGGTGTTCAAATGGGACTGAAAATGTCTCCTCAGGTCAAGGCGGTGGGTTGTTCCAACCTTAAAACTTTGATTGAAGGTGACAAATTAATCATCAATGACTTTGATACTTATTCTGAATTAACCACTTTTGAACAACATAAGACCTCATTTGCCGCTGCGGAAGGTGCAAATGATGACATGGCGATGACTTTGGTTATCTTTGCATGGGCAACAACACAGGCCTATTTCAGAGAAATTGTTAATCATGACCTGAGAAAACAGATTCAGTTGGAAAACATGAATCAAATAGATGAAGATGTTCTACCCGCACCTATCATTGAAGATGGTTTAAAGACTGATTTCATGGTAGAAGGCGGTGATGTATGGGAAGTTGCTGGTGGCGGAGATACATATGCTGCATACCATCGTAGTTTTTTTAAGGACTTGTAAATCCTATGAATCATAAATATCAGTATGGTATTTTAATTGCCAGAATAACATCATATTTAAGGAGATAAAAAATGGCGTTTCAAATCTCTCCAGGCGTAAATGTTTCCGAAGTCGACCTAACAACAGTCGTTCCTGCGGTCACAACTACTGCCGGTGGCTTTGCAGGATATTTTAATTGGGGACCAGCATTTACAAGGATTACAATTGCTGATGAACCTAATATTGTTAGACGATTTGGTGGTCCAGATTCAAATTCAGCTGTTTCTTTCTTTACAGCTGCTTCATTTTTAGCTTACTCAAATAATATAAAAATTGTTCGTGCTATTGGTGGTAATTCACGCAATGCTATAGCAAACACAAACCCAAATGCAACAAATTTGCGTATATTAAATGAAAACATTTTTCAAACAACTTTTTTAGATTCAACTAATAATAATGCAGCTGGTGCTTTTGCAGGACGTTATTGTGGTGCTTTAGGTAACTCTTTAAGTGTTTCTTTAATTGATGCCGGCGGCTCTGCTGGTTTTGCTACTTGGAACGTTAACGGCATTGGTGTTTCTAGTTATTTTCCTGGAGCTCCAGGAACATCCAGTCAAGCTGCGTCACTTGGTGCAACAAATGATGAAGTTCATGTTATTGTTCTAGACACAGGTGGTGTAATTACAGGAACAAAAAATACTGTTTTAGAAGTTTATCCTTATCTTTCCAAAGGTTCTGATGCAATTGATTCTTTAGGAAATTCAAACTATTATAAAGAAGTTATTTTTAATCAATCAAGATATATCTATGCAGTAGATCCGGTTGATTATGCTAATACAGTATCAACATGGGGACAACCATTAGCCAATACAACATATGCAACAATTACTGGTTCTTATAGTGCAACTTTAACTAAAGGTACTGATGAATTACCGTCAGATGCCAATACGATTGCTGCGTTTTCAGCATTTACAAATCCTGATGACGTTGATATTGGTTTAGTAATTACCGGTGCAGCTAGTACAACAGTACAACAATATGTTATTGACAATGTTGCAACAGTTCGTAAAGATTGTATTGCTTTTATTACTCCTCCTTACAGTAGTGTTGTTAATCAACCTGGAATTGAAGCATCAAACATTATTACATGGACAGGTACATTAGCACGGTCAACATCATATGCTGTTGCAGATTGTGCATGGAAATATATGTTTGACAAATACAATAACGTTTATCGTTGGATACCTTTAAATGCTGATACAGCTGGACTTTGTGCATACACCGATACAATTAGGGATCCTTGGTATTCACCAGCTGGATATAATCGTGGTCAAATTAAAAATGCTGTTAAACTTTCTTGGAATCCAAATAAAACAGAAAGAGATACTCTATATTCAAATGGTGTAAATCCTGTTATAAGAACTCCAAGTGCAGGTACTATTTTGTATGGCGACAAAACTTTACAAATAAAACCATCTGCCTTTGACCGTATTAATGTTCGTAGATTGTTTATTGTATTAGAAAAAACAATTTCTCAAGCGGCACAGTATTCATTGTTTGAATTTAATGATGAATTTACTCG